TGTTGTTGCCATATTGGCTTTGCCTCCTATGTTATTAAGCTACTCGCGCCCAGACAAATGCCTCTGGGATTAGTAGTCGTGGGATTCTCGCTGATGCTGCGCGGAGAAGGTGCGTCTTTGCAACATGATCGAGCATTACCTCCGCCTGGAAGCCCTGTCTAATATCAACAGAGTTGTATCCAGACGATACTGTTACCTGACCGTCAAGCGTGTCGGCAATTGGTACACCGTCAAGGTTGTAGTCAGTAGTCATTAGAACATAGCCGTCTGGTAGGTACTTGGTTAGGGAACCTACGCCGATTCCTGTCTGACCAACGTCGCGGTAACCGTTGTCATAAAGAACGATTTCAAAGCCTGTGTATACAGACTGGAATAGTTCAAGAATGTCCTGCTTTCTAGGTCTAAGGATGCTGTTGGCACCATTAGCGTAGAAGTTAACGGCGTTTCTGATGTTTGTGTTGTTGATTAGGTAGTTGTAGGTCTTGAGGTTCATGTGGAGCTTGGTTCCGTAGAAACCAGTAGCCGCCGCAATCACGTCTGACCAAGCTGCAACGTCTGATACTGGATCAGCAGTTGAAGTTGATGACCATAGAACCGATGCCACTGGCTTGTTAGCCGCTGGCAAACCGTAATCAATGTAGAGGTTAGATGTTCCGCCATCGTAAGGGATTGTTACAGCCCCTCGGAAGGCCTGCCATCTGAGCCACTCTGTAGCTCGCTCGTTTCTAAGCTGTAGAATTCTACCCTTGTCAACGAGGGAAACACCAACTGAGCGTCTGATGTTCTCATCGGCTGAGTTAAGTGCTAGCCAGTCCTCTTCAGGAATCATTTCCATTTCGTCAATTAGGGCGAGTGAGATTAGCGTCTCGCTCCAAGCAACGTTAGGTCTGAAGAGTGGTGGTGTTGCGTCAGGCGCTCTGAACTGACCCTTACCGAACGGTAGGATTTCAGCCACTCTTACCTTGGCATTTCTACCAGGGTGAGTCTTCAGAGGCGCAATCTGGGCACCAAGAAGAGGAGTAGTGTCCTCCGCTGCGCCAACGGCGCGTCCTTCTGGCGGTCTACGAATGATGTTTGTAAGTAACGCTTGATCCCAAACGTCAAATGTTGTAAATCCGGACATTTAATTCACCTCCTCTTATTCGAACTTGTTGTAGTTGCCTAGATCAGCAACGAGTGCTGAGGCATATAGTGTGAAACCGACAATCGCAGATGTTGCGAATACGCATCCAAAGAAGTACATAGCTGCCGGTGCGTCACCCTCGGTAACGCGGGCTACAATGTCAACAGGGCGTCTAAGGATTCCCTTAATTGTTCCTGATCCATTGTATGCGACATACTTATCTGGGTTAGTTGTGCTGAACTTAAGAATTGTTCCGGCTGGAACAACGTTTCTCACACCGGCTGTTACTGCCACGTTGGTAGCATCGATAACAACAGACTTGATTGCGTCTAGTCCAGCAGGGAACTTGAGTACCTCAACGTCAAGCCACTGTGCGCTTTGATCGTAATTAAACGGCATCTAAATTCACCTCCTTATTAGGCGCTATCTCTAGCTGATCGGATTATTTCAATCGCTTCTGATTCGCTCTTGCCTTCGTCAAACATAAGAAGACCGATCTGTGTCTTTTCCTCGGTTGAGAAATCGGCGTTCTCCTTTGAAGTGTCCTCCGGTGGCTTCTCGCCAGACAGATTCTCCTCGTTAACTACTTCCTTCTCCAAATCTGCATTTGGGGAAGCAGCTACTAGTCGCTCAACTACCTCTGAAAGTGTGAAGGATGTTTCCTTTCCATTTTCCGAGAGGTTAATAGCTACTGCGCCGTTGTCAGCGTTAAGGACTTCCTCGGCAGCCATAAGTACGGCTGGTGACTTGCCCTCTTCCTTCCAAGCGGCGAGCTTCGCGTCAATACGATTCTTTCTAACTTCCGCCTCTACTGCTTCTAAACGGTCGAGGCGGGACTTAACTTCATCCTCCGAAAGACCAAGGTCTTCGAAAAACGTGCTCTTTACTTCTGGTGTTTCTTCTAGGGTTGACACGATTACACCTCCTTTGTTTATTGCAGTAGTGTCTGTATTAGACGTGTCATCCACTTCATTCTCCTCTGAGAATGAAATTATCTCTAGGTCTTCTCCTGCGTTTAGGGCCTTACGAAAATCGTCCATATCGTTCAGCCATGGGCTATTTGTTAACGCAGAATGACCTAGAATAGCGTTAAACTTTGTGCCCGTATCCTTCTTGATATAATCAAAAAGGATTCCGGCGCTTACATTGGCAATTGAGCCTTCAAGCACCTTTTCTTTAATCTTTTTGTCTGTAAATTCATGGGCGGCCTGTAGAATCGCCCGACCCTTATCGTCGGTTGAAATTCTTACATCCCTAATAAATCCTGTGTTTTCATGAACCTTGTCATCATGTGACAATGGGATTGTGACATGATCCTTGACCCCGGCTTCGAAATTGTTCTTCAATTCCTCAAGGGAAATCTTGAATTTGCGGGCATCGGATTGCCCATCCTTTGTGACGGTGATGGGCCTATTGATTGGCTTCTGCCCTGGTCCTGGCGAATACTGCCAAACGCCCTCTCGCATAATGGTCTTCCAGATTACTCCGTCTTCCTCTGTTACATCCCCACCATCATCAAAGAACATCTCCGCAAGGATTTGTGGCTCCTCCGCGTAGTTTTGTTCAACCCATGCCTTGGCGACAGTAGTCCAGTCGGACTCGTCGGCCAGTACGACACCATTCTTATTAAACTTATATGGAATTACAAAATAGTCGTTGTAGCCATAGCAGACTAGGGCCTGTCCAGGCTGAATATCCTCCACCCAATATTGATATCCTGCGGCATGATCCTCACCCTCCGCGTTGTGCATTCCATAGGACTCATTGAGGGCCTCCTGCACTTCCTTCCTCATATAATCCATACTTTTCATGTAGTCCCAAACCACGTCTCCGTCCGCAAATTGCGGATTTTGTGCTATACTTCCCCCTGTGATAAGAGCCACGTCCTCCTCAGTGATCTGGTCTAGGTACTCAAGGAAGTCCTCTGGAACCTCATTCTCAAACTCCAACTCATCCGTAAGGAAGATGTTAAGGTCTGGGAAGGATTCCGAAAGGTTCTTAGGGGTATACTTCTTTCCCTTTCCTCTCCATTTAGTATTACCTACGATCAGGTCCTTGAGAACGGCGCAATACTCCTCAGTATGCGCCCCGAAACGCTTACGGTTGTCCCGTACACAGGCAGTGAAAGGATGCTTCATCTTTGCATAATGTCTCATTAACGGACGCAACTTCTTCTTGTCCGCTTCTGATACATTGGCTGTTCCCTTGGAAATGGCAAAATAGGCTACCTCAAGGTAACCGTCAATTTCCTCATCTGTGAAATCAAGTGTTATATTTTCGGCCATGCTTACTTACTCACTCTCTCCAAAATTCCCTTTAGAGTGCCTTGCATCTCCTGATATAACCTTTCATAGATTTGGTGATCCATTTCACCCGCTGGTGCAAACATGAACTTGCATGAAGGACATTTGTAGATTGGCACGGTTTCTAACTCATACTCTTCTATGGTCATCATTCGTGTATACTGTAGAATGTCATGCGGATTCTTGCACCGAGGACAGGTCATACGGTGTCCGTCGATAAGCTTTTTTCTAATCACTGGTTAAATAATAGTGATAATGTGTATGTATATCAGCTTGTGTTAGTTGCAAACATTGGAGGAAAATGACTGAAATCAACGAAAAATATGATAAAAACGACTCATTAACTATCACAGCGGCATCAGAGCAACTTGGAATTTCCGCAAAGGCGCTCAAAATGCGTTGCGACAGAAAGACCCTTGATTACTTCAAGGATGAAAAAGGATATCGCAGAATTTTCAAAAGCGAGCTAGTCAGAATCGCCAATGGGGATTCAGCGAGCAAACTCAGTTATGATCCTTACAGATACGATCCTGAATTCGACATTCCAAAATCAGAAATTTGGGGTGAGGGCAAGGCTCCGGTAATTAAGCTGCCGAAAAAACAATGGGTATCTGTTGTGGGGGTCAATGATATTCACGTTCCCTATCATGACGAGGTTCTGATCAAGGCAACGATGGATATTGCAAAGGTAATCGATCCGGATATTTTCATTCTAAATGGAGACATAAATGACTTCTTCGGAATCTCAAGATTCAACAGGGCAAATGAGAGACTTGATGTTCTACAGGCGGAACTTGATATGGGAAAGGCCATACGGGCAGCCTATAGAAAAACACTTCCCAATGCTCAGTTTGAGGAAACAATCGGGAATCACGAAGAAAGATTAATCACCTATCCAGCATTCAATGCCCCTGCGCTCAAGTCGCTCAGTGCCCTAAAGCCATCAAAGCTTCTTGGCCTAGATGAGCTTGAAATTAGGCACTGGCCGATGAATGGATTCCGTCTACAGGAGGATTTTCTTGTGGAGCATGGTAGTGTTATTAGAAGCCAGAGCGGATATACCGCCAAGGCAAGACTGGAACAGACATTGATTTCAGGGGTCATGGGTCACACACATAGGGCGGATTCCCACGGCAAGACTGGATTCCG